GTCAAAGAAAGCATTTTTCCCTGTAACAGATTCAAGTCTCACTTTATCTCTTAAAAGTGATCCTTTTTGTTGTGATAACATTTGTATGTTTGAACTATATTGTTCTACAAATGCTTTTGTTATTTCAGTTGACATAATTGTCTCCTATTATTTGTTAAGTTATTATTAAACAAAATCAGAGGAGTTCTCAAAAAAATTGGCTTCTCTTGGATTTAAAGTCTTTTAGACTACAAGTCTATTCCTTGTTGTCAGAAAGGTTCTTACGAATTGTCTTTCTTTTGTTAGGCGAATTTTCACTCGCCTTACAAACCCATGTATAATATTCTTCGCAGATTGGCAAGGGATTAGATTTTTGATTCTCTGATCCACTCTCTACAACAATACGAAGTATTTCTAATCTTAATTCTTGATTATCCATTAATCATTGTTCTTAAAGTAAATACTTGTTGAACTACTTTGTCATGATCTGGATGAGACTTATTCCAATATGGACCATCCCTATCATTAACAAGTTTACTGATTTCAGCTTCATAATCTGTACCTCTATCAACATTCTCACTTTCTGTACTTACTAATTTATCTTCTGACATTAGATTAGCAATGCTTGCAAAACCTTTAATCACAGAAGGATGATCTCCAATACGAGTACCATCTTTTAGTTCCATGTTAAGAATATCTTCACTCATGTTTGCTTTAGCAATAGCACCAGCTTTTTTTATATTCTCATCATAAGATCTACCCCACTCTTTACGAAGTTCTTGTTCTGCATTTGCTTGAGCAGTTTCAGTATCTACTCTTGCTTGTTGAATAGAACCTTCCATAGAATTTTTGTAGAACTCTAGAATACCTTGCGCTTGTTTATTATTTAAACCAAGTTGATGAGCATTCTCTGCAAATTGTTTTATTGCAGTATCATCTAATGGAGCTGTTTCAGATTGTACTTCTAGTTTATATTTATCTGGAGATTCTGGTCTACCTAGTTTTCCATAAACTTCTTGCCATTGATCATCTGTTGAGTTTTCATTTGGTACTGCAACTTTATCTTGACCAATCATTCTAGTTGCGTTGATATAACTTTTAGCTAACGCATCTATTTCAGTAAATTTAGAAATGTTAGGATCGTTTCTAAACTCTTCCGAGATTGTTTCTTTCCAAGATTTAGCAACAGTTGAAGGTTGTTCAATTGTTTGAGGAGTGTCTGTAGTAGTTGTTGTCTCTTCTACAGGCACATCAGTTTGTGTTATCTGTTCACTTGACATTCTTATTCTCCTTTTGCAGCATTTGTTTTATAAATAGAAGAACGCTGCGTTGACCTTCCATATATGCACTTTCATGACTATCACCTTTTACATTGGTGGTAGAATGATAATGACATCTTTTTTCTAAATCAGACAAAACTTCTTTGCCTTCGTCTGTGTTAAAAATATATTGATAGTTATCTTTTAGTTTCTTTATGAAACTTTCCATTTGTTTTTCTGATTGCATACTACTCAACATCTGCATTAGCTACTGCTTGCGCTTCTTCTGGCAATGCTTTTGCTAATGGTGCTACTTTTCCTCCTGCTTCTGCTAATTGTTGTACTTGTTGCATCTGTTGCATTTGTTCTTGTTGTTGTGCTTGCGCCTGTCTTTCTGCGTCTAATTCAGATTGTGGTTTTAATATTTTTTGAGGTACACCAACAATGCTAGTTAAATGTCTAACTAATTTATCCATATTGATATGATCAAATACTGGAGCAACATTTGATAAGCTACCCATAATTTCTATTGCTCTCATGATAGATGAAAGTTCTGTAGATTTTTGTGCTTTAGCTAATGGTGACACATATTCAATCTCAATGTCTTGACCAGATAAAAAGTCTGGTGCTTGTGCAAATAAATTTCTTCTCATTAAAATTGCAAATGCTCTATCGATTAATGGTTTTAATAATTCAGATTGAAGTCTACCCAAAACTGGTCCAAGCAATCTCATCTTCTCTTCGTTTCTTTGTATAACTTCTGTTGCCGTCATTTGTGGACCATCTTGCATCATTAATTGATTTACATAAAAAGCATTTCTAATTGAGTTTCTTCTTTGCTCTTCCATGTTTAAACCTAGTGTATTGTTTGCACCAATGTTTAGAGGTTCAATTCTATCTCTAGTTCCTGCTCTGTAAAAATTTAAACCACCAGGTACTGTTCTTACAGGTAACATAAAACCATCATCTGGAACAAGTAAAGGTGGATCAACTTGTTTTTGCGCAGACTTGATTATAGTTTTTGACATTTCATTTAGCATCTTAACATCTGGCAAAGCTGTCATTGCAGGAGATCTACCATAGATTTCGTGTGATGCTTTTAAGTATCTAGGTACTACAAAAGGAAACTCTTTAAATCCAGAAACAGATAATTCATCACCACTATCTGCATCCATGTAAATAGATTCAAAAGGCATATTTTCTTTATCTTGTTTTGCAGGATTAAAATCTGATCTAGGATAAACTGCGTGAAGTATATCTACTTCTTCGTAAGGATCCTTCTTTGCTGTAACTGCAATGTGAGTTGATACATTGCCAAACTTTTGTATTGCAGCTCTTGCAGATATTCTAAACTTTCTAAATACTGTATCGATTCTTCCTTTATCATTTTCTGAAATATAAATTTCATTAATGTGTCTTGTAGAAAATTTTAAATTATCTTCATCATCTTCTTCTATAAACATTGCAGCAGTTCCAAATGTAATTAGATCATGATACAATTCAAAAATTTCTTGTTGGAAGTTTGATTGATTGAATGCAGAGTACATAACTTCAGTAGCAGATTCTAACCATGCTTTAGCTTCATCTTCTCCTTCCATTCCTTGATCTTTAAATTTTAAAGAGAACCAAGGTGTTGATGGATTAGTTAGCATACCATGAAGTGATGCTGATAATAATTCTACTGATTGTAATGGCGAACCATCAAAAATAAGTTCTGTTCTTTTATCACCTTTAGATCTTGACTTTGTTACATCTGCTTTTCTTGGTTGCATATAGTCTGCAACTTCTTGCCAATGACTTTCCCAATTTTGTCTTTGTGATTTTAGTCTGTCAAATCTTGATAATAAAATTTTTGCTTTTTCTGATTGTGCCATATTACATTCCTAATAAACTTGGTTTACCTAAAGTCAAGCCACCAGTTGCGCCAGTAACTCCTGTCATGATTGTTGGTGATCTTCCTTTTGCTTTAACTCTTCTTTTTTTTAATTCAATACTATCTTCTACTTGTATTGCTTTGCTTTGTGAAACTTCTGCAGTAGTTGGTGTTGTTGTTAGTAAAGTTTTTCCACCAATATTTTTTTCAACTACATATGATCCACCACCATTATCATTATTAGATATAGTTCTACCATAAGCATCTACTTTACCCATACCTCTATCTTCCATATATTTTTTAAATGATTCTGGTGAATTTGTGTAAGCAGATTTTTTTCCATTTATAAATTGATCTGCAACATTTTTTTGAAAATAAGATTTATTTACTTCAAATGTTTTTTTGCCAATTAAACCTGAATAAACTGCTCCTACTGGACCTGTAAATTTTGGTGGTTCATATTGCATTTCATTTAATCTTTTTAGATTATCTGCTTTTCTATCTGCTTCTACTTTTGCTTTTGCTTTTTTTGTTTGTGTTGGAGTGTATTGAGTGTATTGAGTTTTAGTTCTGTAAGTTTCCCTATTATCGTCTCCACCACCAAATGATGTTGAAGTTGATGTTGATGTTTTTTTTGCTCCACTATATCCAGAAGAAAAAGCATTAGATGTACTGTAGCTTTCTTTTTTATTAGACGATGAACCTATTGTTGAATAGTCTTTTCCTGCCATTTACTTTCCGAAAGTTAAAGATGATTTAGTATCAGATTTAGTTTCAGATTTAGATTCTCTGTTTACTGCTATACCATTTTGTAAATCATTCATGTTATTAAATTTTGGTTCTGCTTTCTTTGCAGCAGGTTTCATTTTCTTGATAGCTTTTTTAATTTTATCGAACATATTAATCTCCTAATAAAGTTTTTAGTTTTTCTTCCTTATCTTCTTGTATACCTAATGGTCCAGTAAGTATTGTAGACTTTCTACCTCTTCTTCTTCTTTCAATTGCAGCTTGTTCCTTATCAATCTTTGCTTGTTCCTCTGGAGAAAGTTCTGGCTCTGGTGGCTCAACAGGAGCTGGTGGTGGTGGCAATGCTGGCATTTTTGGTTTAAATATTGAACCCATAATTATATAATCCTATAGTTATTATCTGCTACACTTTGTGGCGCAGTTTGTCTAGTATTTAATTCTTGTAAACCTACTGCTAGATACCTCATAGCATCGCAAGCATGACTACTCCAATCATGCACAGGTTTAGATCTAAACATTCTTGATTTGTCTACATACTTCCTGTGGTAATGTCTTAACGCATCTATTAACTTTTTGCAATGGTCTGTATCAAACCAACATCTATTCAATAACATTGTTACTGCATGAATACCTTCTTCTACTGGTAGCTTCGGTACTACCTTAAACCTAACTCCTAACTGATATGCAATCTCTCTTCTGGTTTTGCCATTGCCAAACTCCTGTACATCAATGTCGTGTGGAGCAAAGTGATCTTTGTAGATGTAAGGTTTTTCGTTTAGCATCTGAATATAGTGAGGTAAGCCATGACCTCTTTCTTCATGGTAATCTATTATCTGTACTGCCGTACCTTTTTGTTGAAAAAATATAATACTACTGTGGTCTGCGACACCGAGATCCCAGGCAGTTGAGACAGGCAAAGTAGGATCGTAGGGAACTCTAGCTAGTTGTTTCTTGTCATCTAGTTTAGATATTTCTTCTCCATAGATTGCACCTTCTATATTGGCTATCCAATCGCACTCAAATTCTTGCAGGTACTTTTTTTCACCCATAACTTCTTTTGCTTTATCTAATTCTTCCTGGTCAACTATCTTTGTTTCACTTGCTTTAGCTTTGTAGTTAAACCAATCTTCTGCACCATTTGCGTGTTGGTATAGATCATAGAAGTTATTATTCATTCCTGCAGGTGTACCAATAAAGACACAGTAGCCTT